CTCGCCGCCGAGGGCAATATCACCAACGACAGGAGAGGAGGTTCCAGAGCCGACAGCCATGTGGCTCATGACCGCAGATGCCGTGCCGACCATGCGAGAAGCAATGAAGTTCTTGCCGGTGGTCACGACGAGGTTGTTGAGGTCACGCTCGTCCTTCAGATTTCCACTTTCGTCGAAAATCTTGATCTGAAGCCGACCGCTAACCTTGATGTCTTCGAAAGCTTTCATCTAATTAGCCTCTGTCAGAAGTAGAAAGAAGAACCAACATAGTCTTCGGCGAAGTAAGTGATGTCGGCATAATCCGTCATCCTTGCGTAGCCGGAGTCCGATGCGGCCAACGAGTCGCTGGGATTCTTTCCGAACTCCAGCAAAGAGTCGTCTATTGCATACTCAACGTCATCTTGAGTTCTGATAAAGAAGACGAGGTATGAAAAGTTATCAACGGCAAACGTCTCGTCCGCCTTCTGCGTCGAGAAAGTAGAAAAAATTCCGTCCCCGAATACTACATTTTCTGAAGCCACCTTTGAAGTTTCCAAAGAGTGGGCTTCTTCAACTGACTGCGAGTCAGAGAGTGATAATCCAAAGTCTAGGATTATCTCGTCAATCTGCGGGAACTCATCAGACAATGACTTGCCTGAAGATATCCTTGCGCTATCTGTAGTGCCGTTAGACGTTTCCAAAGACTTTTCAAAGCCTTTGGAAACAGCATCTATCGCCGAGTAGAGATCAGAGAACCCCTTGGAGGTGTCAAACGCAAGAAGCTCGGAAAACCCATCAGTCTGATCCGAGATATGCTTACCAGCGTCGAATCGGCTGAAATCGTATACGCCAAAAAGGTCGCCGATGCCTAGGCCAAAATCAAGTGTCGATGCATCAAGGGCATTAACCGCATCGACAAGGTTCTTGTCGAATATCAAGAACGCCTGATCGGCGGGAACTTGAATAGTGTCGTTGACCCAGCGATCTGGCGGGGTCGGGTCGGCGAACACATTGGCCGCCGCAAGCTGAACGTAGCTCGACAACGCATAAGCGTTGACGAACGTGACCGCGTTCTTGAGATTTACGTAATCAGCGGAGTCCCGAAGATTTACGTATTGAGTAGTCGCCCTCGCGTAGACATGAAGCGGCTCAGTGCGGAGTTTCTGGAACTCCACATCTGGTGCAGCTTTTGGGATATCGAGGACAACACGAATCATTAGAAGTCAGAGCGAACGCGCAACTTGATGAGATCGTAAACCGTCTGGATTCCTGACCCATTCTGCATCTCAATCTCAGCCTCGTACACGCCAGCGGCGTCCAAAGCTTGAGAGTTCCACTGAAACGCGACGCGGCCATTAACGGCGTCCGTTACGGAGCCGGTAATAGTCGTCTTAATGGTTGTTGAGCCGACCTCGCGAATCTTTAGACGAACCGTCGCGCCGGTCAGGTCAATTGCCTGCCAAGTGTTCGGGTCGCTTTCGTCAAGAATCTGGCCGACAGCGGCGGAGTTGCTGTCCTTCAGGTTCAGATAAAGAACCGGAAGGGTATCTCCCTCTACGAGGGGGATGGTTGCGCTATAGCTCATACGAACTCCCTAGGTGCAACCGACAACGCGCCGCCAGCATAGCCATGCTTAGACTTGCGAATCGCAATCCCAAGCGCCTTGTCGAAAAGAATCTTGTTCATGCCAGCGCGATCCGGATCAGACCAGACCTTCTGGGGCTGAATCTGAAGCCGGTACAACGCACCCTTGATGAGCGTCTCAGAGTTCTCGTTCGCGATGTAATCGGGGATCGAGGTGCTGCTCTGAGACGGCTTGAGCGAGTACAGGACATACAGCGTCTCGCTCACGGAAGGCGTCGGAGCCACCGTAATGGTGTCGCTGTCGTTCATCGTGTACACGCGAGCAGGGCCGCTGCCAGCCGCCATGAAGATGTCTACCGGCGTTACGGGAGACAGCTTCTCGTAGCTCGGCGAGGCGGTCGTCCCGCGATTCCGGTAGACGCCGAGAACGTGATTGATCTCAGCTCCAGCCGGGGGACTCAGGTCGATTTCGTTCGTGCCAGCCGGAACAATCGCGTCTTCAATTGGCTGAATCCAGATGTCGGTCTTGATGCAGAACTCAATCGCCGCATCCTTAAGGCATTGCGCGATCGAAAAGACAGGGCATCCCGGAACTTCCAGCAGGACTTTGTTTGCTAGATCGGTATATTTCACTCTGCCTTACCCCGTTTCAGCCCTTAAATTTCCCGCTTGGGAATTTGATATCAGCCCTGTGCCGCCTGCCCCGGAGGGATTCGCGGACGCGGAGTGGATGCCGAATCGGACTGCGTCTTGATGCCAAGCGAGTTCTGGAACGCCTGAAGATGCGCTTGCGCACGGGCAACATTCCCGGCGTACTCGGAGTCTTTCGAGTAAGCGCGATACAAAAGGTAGTCGAGAATCGCGTTTGCGTAGATGTCGTCGATGTCGATGACGGTCATCGCAATATCCGCAAGATCGTTCGGGCCTCCGGTTGACGTAACCGTCGTAGGGGAGGAGCTATAAACGATTTCGATAGCGGCCACGTTCGTCGGCTTCGGGTAAAGGTAGAACGTCTTCGGATCGAGCGGGTTATAGATGTAATGCTCGATCAAGGTCGTGCCAACGGTCGGCGTGTTGTGCCAATCCGGAAGCTGATCGTCCATGATTCGCCGGTCAATCTGGCGAATCGCCTTGCCGCTAACATTTCGAACAACATCAAGCAAGCGAAGCGCGGCAGAGGGAAGCGTTTGCTTCGACCCAGTAGCGCAATTGAAAGTCGTGTTTACAGTCTTCGCGTCAGGGCGAACAAGGACAACCTCGCGTTGCGCGTCATTGAAGAACTTCAGAAGTTCCTGCTTCGCCCAGCGAGTGCCAGTCGTGTCCTGAAGGATGATCTGCGCACGGTCAATGATCTCAACCACTTTTACCGTAGCCATGTTTTAACCTTCGTAATACGGTTCTAAATCAGGGTTGTCAGCGTACACAGGGTTCCAGTCCCAGATCACGCCGGTACGTTTGTTTCGAAGTTTCTTGGTTGGAGCGACAGGCACATCTTGCACCTGAATCCTCGGCTTTCCAAGAGCTTCGACCTCTCGCTGCAAATCTTGCAGCTTCTTTCTGCGATCAATCGTTACGCCAAAGTTAGCCTTGGCGTATTCGTGCAGTTCGTCCTTGCTCATGCCATAGATATCCATAGTGAAGATCGGGGAGAGCATGGTTGCCCATGCCCTCCCCTCTCCAATTACATGCCGGTCAGCTTGAGGGCCACGCCACAGGTCGGGTGAACAACCTTGTAGCCATAGACCTTCAGGCCGCGAACGCCATCACCGAAGGACGACTCAAGGCGAACCGTCTCAGTGTTGGTGAACTGCGAAGCGAAGCAAGCGAACTTCTTGTGACCAGCCAAGCAGAGGCGCTTGCCAGCGTCACCGCCCGAGCCAGCGGCGAGGAGGTTCGACTGATAGACCGTGAAGCGGTCGATCATGCCCACCTTGCCGTTGCGGAGCGGAGAAGCCGAGTCACCAGTGAGGTACGCGAACTTCAGATCCGACTTCTTGAGAAGCTCGATCACCTTCGGCGAGACAACGAGGAAGCGATCGCTATCCGGGATGTTGTCTTCGTCGAGGATACGGGCAGCCTCAAGGATCGGGTCGAGAATGTTCGACGCGGTCGGGGTCGTGGTCACGTCCACCGAGTTGCCAGACGCCACACCAGCCACGATGTTGCCGAGAACGTCCGTCTCGACAGCAATGCGCATCTGCTCGGAAGCGTCACGGGCAGCCTCGTCCCAGAAAGCGATGTCGCTTTCGGCCTTCAGCACATCGTCCACCTTGAAGGCGTACGACTTGGCCTTGTCAACGAGCAACTCGATGGTCGAGGTCGTCACGTCCTGATACGAGATCGTGCCGGTGTAGTTCGCGACGGTGATCGCCGGAACCGTACGGATCACAACCTTCGAACCCTGACCCGAGATCTCACCCTCGTAGTCGTTGTTCGTCACCTGCTCAAGAACAGACGCCGCGTAGAACTTCGCCTGAAGCTTCTTCGAGAAGATATCAGGGACGAAACCCGCCGCGTTGTTCGCAACCCAGCCGCCATTGGCGACCGTAAAGTTCATAGCCATTTCAAAATACCTTTAGAAAAGAGTTGTACTGCTTGTCAGCGTACACGACCCTCGGCCCACGCCTTGTCGATCTCGGACTCAAGCCGCTCGTAATCACGGCGGTTCAAACCCTGAATCTCTGCGCGAGTCCAGACTCGCTTGTTGCCGACATTCGGATTTCGCGCCTTCGGCAATTTTGGCTCTGCCAATTTCTTTGCCTCGGACACTACGTCCACCTTCGGTGCAGAATTCGTGACGCTCTTAAATCGGTCGAGAAGCTCGATAACTTCCTCGGCAGTACCGTTCTTGGCAATCCGTTTCCAAGTTCCGGTCTGTCCGTCGAGCCATGTCTGGAACCCGTCGTCTCCCGCGATATCGGCGAAATCGGGATGCTTCGCCTTCACAGCAGAGACATGGAGTTCCAAAGTTCTCTCTTCCTCAGACTTCCGATAAAGCTGCGCCGTCTGCTTGAGATCTGACTGAAGCTTCTGAAGCTGTTTAAGAAGCGGCTTGGCGATATCCGGATAGTCGCGTTCCAATGCTTCTATCTCAGGATCTGGGCCTTGCACTTCCTGCTTCTGAGCCAGTTCTTGCTCAAGCAGGGCAATTCGATTGGCAAGGGTTTCGCTAGTTTGTTTAGCGGCCTTGGCTTCCTCGATCGCCTTCGTCATTCTGGACTGCGCGTTTTTGTAGCGGTCTTCCGCTTTGGCAAGCTGCGCCTTCCAGTTATCGTCGGGCTTGGACGCACCATCATCCTCGTCCGACTTGGCCTTAACCTCAGCCTCCGTCTCCTGCGGCTCTTCAGGGGGAGTCTCTTCTTGAACCTCTTCCGGCTCAGGTTGCGGTGGAGTGTCCTCTTGGGCGTTAGCCTTCAGGGATTCCTCCTGTGCCTTCTTGTACTGTTCAACAAGAGCGTTTGCTTCAGCTTCCAGCTTCGCTGGATCATTCCTACTTGCCATTTATAACTCCGGGCCTTTTAGGCGTATCGGATCAAAGTTCAGCAGCGCGTGTCGTTCCCCGATGCGCTGCCTCCAGTACGGCTTTCGCCGAATCCTCTAACTCAAGTAATGCGCGTAACTCAACGACCCTACCCTGTTCAAAGCGGTAGTTGTCCGTTGTTTCCAGAGCCTTGTGGCATTGGGCGAGGCGTAGGCGGAGTAGGCTGGACAAGACCGTCCACTGAGGGTGGCTGGACAGCTCCAGCAACGCCCTCGCCTGATCCTTCGTCAGCTTCAAGCCCATTCATTTCTCCCAGCTCCGGCATTTCCTTGAGAATTCTGTCCGCGTCGATATCGAGCGACTTGGCGATATCCTTGATAAGCGCCTCGAAGTTCACCATCTGCCCCATCGCAGGGTTTGCGACGAGCGACATGAACTGCAACAGCCGCTGCGACTGCACTTCCTTCTGGATAAGCGCAGTCGATCCACGCGCAATAATCCGCATGTCACCCTTGATGCTCTCATCAGAGTTCCACGCCATGTTCCAATCGTACAACGCACGAACCATCGGCGCCAGCAGGAAGTCATCGATGTTCTTGATGACCGACTTCAGCGAGATGCTGGCCGCACCCATGAGCATAGACATGCCGGTGGCCGTCTTGTTCATGCCGCCAGAGGTAGAGCCATGCGTGTAGGAGGGGAGTGAGGTAGTCTCATCGGCGAACCGACGGAACAACTCGATGACCCCGGCCAATGCATTTGCATTACTCTCGGGCTGGTAGAAGCGAACCATCGGCATGGCAGCATCGCCGCCCTCGCGCAGGAAGATTCGCCACGGGTATATCTGGGTCGGGTCTTCGCCAGCCGCAATCAGATCCGTGTTGACTTCAACGAGGGGGCCAGAGGAAATTGCCATGTTGTCGATGAAGATGCGGGTTGCCGCATTCATCGTAACCTGACTGTCTCGCATCTGGCGCGGTACGCCG